ATGTTGTTTAAAGAAATTATAATTCATTTCTTCCATTTCAGCTTTGTATGATTCATCCATATAATATAGAGCATGGGCAATTTCATGGTCGATTACATTCATGTCACCTTTTTTACCACCAATAACATAGAATGGTTCTGTTAAATCCAGTTTTTTGGTGATTTCTTCCGCTAGTGCCAATTCCCAATAAGTTTTATCAGACATATTTTGTTGAGACCATTCCATATAAGCATCTCCAGGAATGTTAAAGCCTGACCAATAATTAAAATAATTAATTGAACCATCATCTTTCATAAAGAAATCAATGAAATCCACAAATGAGGTATACTTTCTATTCAACTGCGGCACGCCTTCATAGTATTCCTCTACACGGCAAAATGCAAGCGCAAGGTCTTTTTGTGTATTGAACTCTAAAAGTAAGCAATTTTTGATTGGCTTTCTTGATTTGAACATTTTACTCATACTGTTCTTTCATTTTTTGATAATTTGATTGGTCTTTTTCAAATCCGGACAACACAGCCCACTTGCGAGTGACAATATCCAAGCGTTTCCACGCAGGAATTTCTTCATCGTCTGCTTTGGCATCAAGCCAAATGTAATAAGATTGATTACCCATGATTTTTTCCTTCGTTTTTATCAAAAAATTGATAAGAAATTGCGCTCGCTAACTCATCCGCAAGTTTCGGATTGAATTTTACAAGAAAATGCGCAACATCATCAATAGGCAGTTGCTTCAAATTGTAAATTACAGTATCAATGCCGTTCAAAACTGCAGTTTCTTCGTGTTGTGCTAACATTTTTCACCTTACATATCATAAAAATGGTCAATTACTACAAAATTCTGATTATTTGATTTAGCTTTGCCGATAGATTCAAGCCATTTAAGCTCTTTTTGTAAATCAGCATCACTCAATTCTTCCAAATATTCAAAATATTCATCAAATTCGCTCATCTGCGCATACTCGCTATATCTTTCGCTTCATTATCTGTAAAAATTGGCACAGCATTTGATTTGTGCATTGTACCAATGCCTTTAATTTTTTCACCGGTATAAGAATTTCCGAATTTCTTAGTGCAAGCGATAAAACCAGTATCTAAGGACGCAACTTTCGGAGTTTCTCTGTGGTAAGTAGCCATATTTTTAATTGGCAAACTTGTTTTAATTAGGGGAGAACGGGAATACCGTTTTGACGATAACTGATTGATAGCAGCCAACCACTCTGCTTTTTGCTCTTGTTGAGCCTTAGTCAATTTTTTTGGTTTAGATTTTGGAATATAACCGTATATCATAATCAAGGATTCTCCATGTGAAGAACCTATTATAATACAGGTAATGCTGGATGTCAAGCGAATTTGTTGTATGGAAGCAACAATACCTTTTTATTAAAGGCGGACATACCTACTTATAAGAAAAAATCAGATATTTCTGTTTTCTTCTGGTAAACTTGAATCATCGAGTTGACTTAATACTTCTTCAACATCACGATTCTTCATCTTTTTGATTTCAGAATGCTCATTCTTGTGTTTTCGTTTTGGCATATAACTGTAATCTTCGTTATAGTCTTGGTTCTTGCGAAACTTTCCCACAAATTTGGTCACTTCTTTCTCCTATTTCATCGTTTCAAATTTAATGCCTTTGATTTTAGTTTCAGGCATATTATGCATATCTTCTTGTGATATGTAAGTAATGATGGCATCAGGATAACAAATTTTTGCTATTTTAAGCAATTGACAAACGGTACCATCAGAATCATTGAATGACATAACTTCATCTACAAATTTTAAACTTTTAACGATTTCTCTACGAGTTTCATAATTTTGAACAAAACCACCTTGTGACCAAGCCATATACCAATCAGAGTGAACACCAACGATTAACCAATCACCTCTATGGTGACATTTCTTAATATAGAGTAATTCTTCAGCAGTTAATGGATCAAATGTACCGGTTATTATTATTATTCTATCTTTTGGTCGCATTATGGTAATAAGTGTGGAAATGCCTCTTTAACGAATTTATAATCTAAACCTTTTACACCTTGGTCTTTACTAAAGATACCAATGATGACTTCTGCTTCACGGGGTTCTAAAGATTCTAAAAATTGAATAAGTAATTCATTTCGTTTTTTAGGATTTAATTTATCTCCCATTCCGTCACCTTTACGGAACAAATATAATTTGCGAATTTCTGTTGATAGTTGTGTAGTTGCTAATCCAGGTAAATTAGAAGTTGGTATTTTATAATTCTCTGGCATTTCGGTAACCCACCATTGATAATCTGGATGATAGGTTAACTGTAATACATCGACCAATGTTTGAGAAAGATTCTTCTCAATAACAGCCATTCTTTCTTTTTTATTTTTTGCTAATTCAAAATCATCAAAAATTTCATATATGTTTCTCATCATTAGAATTCCTCTATTACTTCCATTAAGTTTTTTAGTTTATGCTCAATAAAATAATTCAGCAATTTGCCTTTAGCCGGCTTTGTTTCTTCATATGTATTTATAATTTTGGTTTTAATGTTTTCTGGAATGAAAGAAAGGTCGATTAAAGTTGAATTACGAATAAAATTAGACTTAATTGTTTCTTCTTGTTCCAAATAACTTTCTCTCATTAGTTTGTCTAACACTTTTTGTGTAATAGGAGTTTGACGAAGGTCACGGACAAAACAATCGGAAGAAGAAAGAACATTGGGTATACCGTCACCTTTATCGCCACGGATAATCTTTTCTTTTAAATCCATAATTGGATTAGGAGATACGACATATTTCTTTTGTGATGGATTATATTGCTTAACATTATGATTCTGTTGCAACTGTAAAAAATCGCCATCACTCGAAAGAATCAAAATCTTTTCATGTGGTGCATGGCGAGGTACCAATGTGCCAATAATATCATCGGCCTCAGCACCCTCAACATCAATTACTTTGTAGGGGAAGTTTTCTTTGAGTTCTACCTTTAACTTGGCAAGAATATCAAAAATCATGTGCCAATCTAAATTGGACTTATCACGGTTCTTTTTACGATTTGCCTTGTAAAATGGAAAATATTCTTTACGCCAGTATTTACGGTTATCACAACACAATACCACTTCACCATATTCTGCTTTAAAATTTTTAACATGGTTACGAATGATATTTAATACCATATGGCGGATGAGGTGTTCATCCAGTTTGCCTTTTTGGTTGGCAATCTGCGCCATAAGTCCGGCAAGTAATACTTGGTTTAAGTCAACGAGAATCATAACAAACTTTCAAATAGTTTCAGTAAGAATCTATTGTATCACACTTCCTGCATTTTGTCAAACATTCGTTGTATAAACCCACCGGAAGTGGTAGTTTTTCTTACCACCATACCAAACCACTTTTGTGGTATTAAATTGGAGATGTATTCGTATGGGTCACAAAAGATTGCTTCAAATCGGTCAACATCATACAACTTATCATTTTCGGTATCATCTTTAAATAATACCACTTCATATGAATGTCCCATAGAACTTCCACCTAATGGTTCACCTGGATTTTTGAATATAGAAGCTTCTACGTGAACTTGATCCTCTTTATCGCCGGGTAGAAAAAATATTGCATCAAATGGTCCGTCTGGATCATTCTTGAGTTTTTGCATAAAGTCTAGCATTATAGTCCTTGATGTGTGATTTTCTCACTCTTACCATAATCCAAGTGTTGTAGTATTCATCCGTTTCCATAACGCCACGGATAAATTGTTCTTTTGCTTCAACATAACTACATTCGCCTTTGGACTGGCAAAGATGTAATATTTCACGGGTGAATGATTCATGACCTAATGATAACACATCTTTAGCTAGTTCGGCACTACTTCCATAGTAAGTTTGCCAATCGCTTGGTGCTTTGTACCGCTTCTTTTTACCTTTGACTTGTTTGGTTTTGGTAGAATAAAATAATTTCTTACCTATGTATTTTTTGTTATTCGCTGTATTAGTAATTAAATAAACGAATCCATAATTATCACCAATCAAGTCTTCCGTAAAATCTTTTCCCTTATACTGCCAATCTAATCGTCCCATCCGTCATTATCCAAATCGTCATCATCCTCTATATAGTCCTCGGATAATTCTTCAATTTGTTCACCACAAAACGGACAGATTTCTGGTAAATCTTGGGATACTAATTCTTCCATAAATGATACAGTATAAGTTGATTCACAACTTAAACATTCTCCTGATAATTGTTTTTGTGTCATGTTGAACCTTTAGTGAGCCCAAACATCACCCCAATCTCCTGATAAAGAGCCTTTAGCATAATCGGTTGCCCTATTCTCAAAGAAGTTTGTGTGTGTTGGTGCGTTAATCATTTCTTCTACCCATGGCAGAGGATTTCTTTTCACTTTAAACTGACCTTTGAGTCCTAAAGAAATTAATCTTCGGTCGGCAATATAACGAATATACTTCTTAACATCTTCTGCTGTTAAATCTTCCATGGCACCCATTTTAAATGCCAAGTCAATAAACTTATCTTCTAATTCTACCATGCGTTCAGCAATGGTATATAAACGACCTTTGAGTTCATCGTTCCAAATTTCACGATTTTCTTCTATGTATGTGCGGAACAATTTAATCATGTTTTCGGTATGTTGTGTTTCATCTACGATAGACCAAGTAACAATCTGACCCATGCCTTTCATCTTACCATGGCGTGGGAAATTCAATAACATAATGAATGATGAAAACAATTGCATACCTTCAGTAAAGGCTGAAAATGTAGCAATATGTGTGGCTGTATTTTCTTTAGTTGTATTCTTAGAAGCAATGTCCATCACATAATCATGCTTCTCTTTCATTTCAGCATACTCCATAAAGTCATTATAGAGTGTATCAGGTAGACCGAGC